CCGGCTGAAAAAGCAGAGACGGATAGTAAACAACCTTCACAAAAAACCCTGTTATGATTGATAATGCAGCACAGCATACGATAGCTTGGTTCCGCGCCCGTCATGGGAATATCACAGGCAGCAATGTCGGCTTACTAATGAAAAGCGGGCGCACGGACATCTTTTCTGAAACAGGGAAAAGCTACATATATCAAATAGCATCAGAAAGGGCAATGAATCCGGCTATCGTTAATGACGATAGCCAGTTTGCCGAATATCTCAAGCAAACGGAAGTGACCAGCAAGGCGATACGATGGGGCAACGAACAAGAGGCGGATGCTCGCAACCTGTATGCCGAAATATCCGGTCTGCATATTGTGGAGGTCGGTTCGTGCAAACATCCTACCATTCCACATTTTGCCAGCAGTCCAGACGGTTTTTACTACGACGAGAACACCGGCATAAAGTCCTGTCTGGAAATAAAATGTCCCAACCAGGCAACATTCATGCGCTACAAGAATGAGATTTATGACAACGCATCCCTATTAAGCGTAAAATATGAATACTTCTACCAGTGCATGGCACACATGATGTGTACAGGGGCGAAAGAGGTATATTTCATTGCCTATAATCCATACCAATCCGATCCGATACACATCGTCCGTATCCTGCCGGATGAAAAAATATTCGCGGAGATGGATAGGCGTATACGCCTTGCTAACGATATGATAGATAAAATAATTAATTAAACCCAATATGAAAACACAGCAGTTAATAACAATAAAAGAAAGCGATCTTGAACTGATCGTTAGTGAAAAAACATTAGGTAGCCTTACTACTAATGCGATCCAAATCAGAGACATGGTAAAATCAACTCTTCCCATGTACGATATATCTAACTATAACGATGACAATATCGACCAAGCGAAGAGAGATAAAGCTGCTCTCAACAAGGCGGCCAAACTTCTCAACTCAAAACGTCTTGAAATCGAGAAGGAATTTATGAAACCTTTCGGAGAGTTCAAGGATGTTGTGGCTGAAACCGTAAAATTGATTGGCGAATGCTCTGCCAAGATTGACACGGTAGTCAAGCAGAACGAGCAGCAGTATAAAGACAAGAAACTTGCCGTTATCCGTTCCTATTTCGACGATGGAAATACGAATCTGATCGACTTTCGGAAAATCTTCAAGCAGGAATGGCTTAACAAGTCCACAAGCATGAAAGCGGTACAAGCAGACATTGAAACGGTTTTCGCTAAGGTTGACGAAGATCTTGAAACGCTTAAAGGCTTTGGCGGTGATGATTTTGACGTACTTCGCACATACTATATGGACACGATGAACATTGGCAATACCATCCAGTATGCTAATCGTCTGAAGGAACAACGCGAACGTGCCCAAGCAGCAGAAGAAGCACGTATCAAAGCTGAACAGGAACGAAAAGAACAGGAAGAAGCACGTAAGAAAGTAGAAGCAGAACAACCCAAAGTTAGCCAACCCAATCCTTTTAATACGGCTAATCAAAGGATGAATGGGCAACCTTCTTTTATGGATCAGCCTAAAGAACAGCCTGTGCCAGCACAGCCGGAGCTTCTAACTCGTGCCTTCAAGGTCACAACAACCCGTGAAAATATTATCGCTCTCGGCAACTTCATGAACGAACACGGCATTGACTTCGATAAGATAGAGGTTCCATGACTTGAGGATGAAGACAGGATAAGTAAAACAGACGTTAAAACAATCATAGGTCTGCTCAGTCGGTCGCAAGTACTAATAGACGCCAACTGCTCTAAGCCGGTCGATCTGGATGTAGCCCGCAGATGCAGGAAGATGGCCCGTAAATTAGAAAGGAGCTTGAAATGAATGATTACGAATACATCCCGGACTGGAAATTCTGGGGATAGTCAATAGTGTGTTTTGCATGGTATTAGTTTAGGTTAGTTTCCCCTTGCCGTCCGTGAGGATATGCAGGGGAGTTTTGGGACGAAAGGAAGTGATCACATAAGCCATGCGTCAGAGCGGTTCGATTCCGCTCCGTCCCACAAATAGGTTGAACGAATTAAAAGAAATAGAGTATGATGCACAATTGGTTTGAATGTAAAGTCTCCTATGAAAAGATAATGGAGGACGGAAAGCAAAAGAAAGTGACGGAGCCCTATTTGGTCGACGCCTTGTCGTTTACAGAAGCAGAGGCACGTATCATTGAAGAATTAACCCCTTTTATCAGCGGTGAGTTTGTGATAAAAGACATCAAGCGGGCAAAGTTGTCCGAGATATTCTTCAATGAAAATGGCGACCGCTTCTATAAGATCAAAGTCTACTTCATTACGATCGACGAGAAAAGCGGAGCTGAAAAGAAAACAGCTACACAGATGCTGACACAAGCCTCCAATTTGAAAGAAGCTATCGAAGTGCTGGAAAAAGGAATGAAGGGTACTTTGGCCAATTACGAAATCGCTTCTGTCACCGAAACCGCACTCATGGATATATTCCCGTATGATGCCGAAGATGACAAAAATACGGATAAAACAGCCGACGCCAACAATCCATCTGTCCGCAAATTCTTCCAGTCCCTACCTGAAGGATGTAAGACGGAAATCACCGTATCGGGAAAGAAGATCATCGTAGACAAGACCGGACGTGACACGGTTGTAACACCGATGGATGAAGGATGAGAAAGGAAACAGTTCGATGGATTTTGGATACGACATACCGGACTATGAACCGGATGAATACGATAATTACGATTACGAATGAGACATATAGAAGATCAATTACAAAAGTCAATAGTCAGATGGTTCGATTTGCAATATGCGAACCTCAGACACTTGCTGATACACGTTCCTAACGGAGGCTATCGCAATGCAGTCGAGGCGGCGAAGTTTAAACAAATGGGTGTCAGAGCCGGGGTCCCGGACCTCATTTTGCTATATCCAAATAAAGAACACCCGTTTATGGGGATCGAGTTGAAGGCCGGCAAAAACAGGCAATCCGTACACCAGAAGGAATACGAAGCTGAGTTTGGTCGGATCGGCGCCAAATATGTCGTTGTCCGTTCGATCGGCGAATTCATGAAAGTTGTGAATGAGTACTTAAACAACGTATGACGATGGAGAAAGAGATAAAAGAAATAAGCGATTATCTAAACACCACCTGCTCGAACAATCCGGCGGAAATACAAGAGCGCATATCCGTCATCATGGTCTACATGATGCGTACCGGCGAAATGCTCGCAGAGGCAAAAAAAATACTCCGGAAGAAAAAGTCTGACGAGATACAGAACATGATCATCCGGATAGCGAAAGAAAATTGCCTGTCGGCCAAAGTGCAGAATGCCTTACTGGATAGCATCGCGGAAGACGAATGCTATCTGGTCGACCGATTGGACCGACTCAATGCTTCTTGCACGCATCAACTGGATTCACTTCGAAGCCTGCTTAGTTACGAGAAGGAATCGCTTAGACTCAATAAGACAGGATATTGATAAAGTGGAGAAGAATTTATGATATGGCAACAAGGAAAGAGTTGACAAGCTACTTTCCCCATGACAGCAATGCAAGAAACTCTGACAAACTTATACGACTTAGAATGCGGCATAAAGCTGCCGGTTACGGTGTTTACTTTATGATCCTTGAAAGATTAAGGGAAGAACCGGAATACACGAGTGTCAAAGATTATAACATGATAGCCTTTGACCTTCGTGAAGACGCTTCCCTGATAAAATCAGTCGTTGAAGATTTTGGGTTATTTGTCTTTACCGATGACGGTAAGTACTTCTACTCCGAAAGTTTCAAACAAAGAATGGAGATTAAAGACGAACAAAGTAGAAAAAAAGCTGAAGCTGGAAAGAAAGGTCTTGAAAAAAGGTGGGGAAATAGCAAAAATATAGCAAATGCTATCGAAAATGATAGCAAAGCTATAGCAAATGCTACGGGAAATGATAGCAATAAAAGAAAAGAAAAGGAAAGTAAAGAAAAAGAAAGTAAAGAAAAGTATCCTCCCCCTCTATCCCCCACAGGGGGAAATGGAGGATGCGGAAATAATCTTTTTTCTAAAGATTCCAATACAGATGGGATAGAAAGAAACTTCGAAGGATTGACCAACAGGCTGAACAGATTATTTATCCCTCCAGACGAGTTCAACATCATTTGCCAATTGTCGAACAATGGAGAAAT